ATGGCTAGAGCATCCAGATTTTTCGCATTTAAAACGCGAGATGAATATTGGATTGTAGATGAAAAAAGCCTCCAAGAAGTTCCAAAACCTCGTGAAATGCTCATAAAGTTTTCAACTGTCGAAGCGATTCGAGAGTATGTCATCACACAAAACAAAACTGGTCAACCAATCGTTGACAGGTGTAGAGACAGAACTGGATGGCACACACCAGAAGGTCGTGAGCGTATTCGTCAGGCTAAACTCGGTGACAAACATCCACATAAAAATGGATTGGCAGAGTCACATAAAGAAAAAATTAGCAAGACTATGAAGGGAACTCGAGTTGGTGAGTTCAATCCTATGTATGGTCGCAAGCACAAAAAAGATACTATTGCTAAGATTCGCCAAAAGGCATATGAAAGACCAAAACGAAGGTGGTGCGTTGAACCAAATGGAACTCCGCACCTAGTTCCTGTTACAGATAACTTACCAGAAGGATGGCAATGGGGCAGATTCTACGACCCCTATAAACCAGTCTAAAATTTTATCGTGCTGATCAGGTCCAGCATGAAACCCATCTCTCGCCTGTTTCAAATACTCATCGTTGATTGGAAAGTGCGGGGAATAAAAAAGATTGCAGTTCTTACATATATTTTGAATAGCTTCTAAGTTTTTTGCTCGATTAGCGTGTTGATGCACATCGCCACTTACATATTCCTTGAACAACTTATCTTGAAATACAATTTCATCAGTTTTTTCAACCCCAGCCAACCTTCTAGCCGCCAAAGTTGTCCAACTTCCTGATACAAATATCTCATCAGTAAGGATAAACTCTGATCGATACGGAGCAGGATCTAGTAGATATATGTTAGATGGGTTTAAGGCGGATACCCAAGTTCCCAACAAACGTGTGACAGTGTCTAAACAACCGCCCGATACGCCCATATTGACATACACATTTTCACCATATCGTTTATGGTGTTTGTATGCCCAAGTATCTTCATAGTTTACGCCCAACCCAAGCGTGTGGCTATCACCAATATAAAGATCGCAACCTGTTGATACTGAGGAGAGGTCTCGATCCATACGAAATCCCTCTGAATTAAATCGATACTCAATAGAATCTTTAGTCCAACCTGCTGGTTGATTTTTATCGAACCACCATTCTAGGTCTGAGTGAAACCACTTTTGTGTAGTTCCACGCAAATCCCATTGAGCGTCAATAGGTCTATTCAGCATTAACCTTTTTCTTCCGAGTTTTCTTGGGTTTATTGTATTCAGGAATACCAAGATCTGGGAGAAGTTTCTCGAGTTTCGGATACATATTCAAGAGAGTTCCATCTTTCACAGCAGTAAGAACTGCTGCTTCCTTGTGATGTAATCCCTCTAAGATCTGCATCCAGTTCATTTCTTGCTTCCATGCAGGAAGGTTGCGAAGATTACCTTGTGGGTTCATGAAAGTTTTGATACGACGCCACTCCATCTGAATAGATGTATCACCCATACCGTCAGGCATATCTTTATCAAGTTTAGTAGTTTCTGGCATACCTTCTGGTAGACCCCACTCAACTTTTTCAGCACCAACACCCATACGAACAAGGGGAACTACTGTTTGATTGGTAGAAGCCCACTCTTTCAAACGAGTAATTTGTTCTTCTTTAGTTTCAGCTTGGAATACCCAATCGAAACCTTCATTTGCTTGTCTAAATTTTCTAGCCATATTAAAAGTCCTCCGCGACTTCAATCATATTTTTGAGTCGATATTTGATAAAGTAATTGAGCAAGTGAGCACGACTTTTACTCGTTTGCTTCTCATAACTACTTATAACAGAATCTTTGATCTCCTGAGGAGTCATAGATAAATCTACCAATTGCTTGTTGCGAACATAACCAGCTGCCATTTCATTTGTGACAAACTCTTCTGGCTTCTGCTTTTTCCACTCAGCCAATAAAGTTTTACGAATAGGTTTCTGACGTTTACCATCAGTAACAAATGTATCATCGGCACTCAGAATATTCGGAACACCATCACCCTTATCGCCTGTGATAATATGTTCTAGTAAAACTTCTTGAGGAGATTCAGTCAGCTTCACCATCTTCTTTTTCATAGGTGAATACTGCTGAACATTAGGAAACTTCTGTAATTGTTGGAAGTCATGGTCACCAGATATAATCAAAAATGGTTCAGGTTCTTCAAACAATACACCCTCTTTAGAAGTTTGACTATACTCTGCCAATGCTCCTATGACATCGTCAGCCTCTGCTCCATCAATATCTAATACAGGATAGGGCATAAACTCATCAAGTTCACTTCTAATCATGTGTAATGCGTCGAAAATAGATGACCAATCGTGCCCACTAGCATCGCGTGCTTTTTTGCGAGCAGCTTTATAGTAGGGATAAACCTCACGTCGCCAGTAATGGCGATTGTCACACGCGATGACGACTTCGCCATACTCATTACCAAAGCGTTTACGGTAGCCACGAATTTGATTGAGAATCATGTGGCGAAGAAGGTCAACATTAATATCAACATCGGGGCGACCACGTGTCTCAGCCATAAAATTGCTGATGAAGGTTTGGTTATAATCAATTACAATCATGCGCAATCCTCCTCTTCATAATAGTCATCATCTTCTGGTTCATAACCCCAGCGATACCCGAGATCCATGTAGAACACACCATGCGAGCGTTTGATGTTTCCATCATCGTCATATGCAGGGTGGACACATCGCCACTTAATTTTGTTGCCTTGATCAGACCCATAGAAATTATCAACCCAGTCACCATCACGAAGATACTTATTCATGTTACGAATATATGCTTCAAGGCTCTTTACCTCAGCATGTGCACCCTTAGTTCCGCGACGTTCCTCGGCTCTGGCTTCTTTTAATAATTCTTGATTAGTTTTTATCCACTCGCGAACCTTGTTGTATGATAAGAAATGTTCATCAGGTAAATTCAGAACTTCTTCACATACATTTTTAGGTTGAGATGGATTCGCAGCTTGTCGAGCGGCACGTGCTTTCGCTAACCGCTCGACTGCTTGCTTACGTTGTTCTTCGGACATTGGTTTGCGTTTCTTACGCACCTTCTTCCGTTCAAACTTTTCTGGTTCTTTTGCCATTATGGACTCCTTTAGTTATATACCAAGTATATATCATTGTTTCCAAAATGTCAAGAACTATTTTTAGGCGATTGATTTAATGCGGTCGACAACGACTGTGCGCCAACCTGCTTTATCAACGTCAAACACAACCAGATTCTTATCTGATGCTTTGGTTTTTCCACCTTTAGTTTCAGGGACAACAGATTCCTGAAGCGTTGCATTCATCACACGCTCAGTTCCGTCGAGTTTGTCAAAGGTAATGGTCACTACACGTTGTTCTAATTCTTTCACAATATCAGTCATTTTATACTCCATAATTAATAATACCTCATTATATGTTAAATTTTAGAAAATGTCAAGAACTATTTTCTCTTTTTATCAATCAACCAGTCTAGATTTTTGATTCGTTGACGATCTGCTGGATTCAGAGAATCGCCATTGGCAAGTTTGGCTAGAATTTCTCTATCCTTTTCCATAACTCGGTCAACTGCTTCTAACTGTTCAGCAAGTTCTTCTTCCGTGTTTTCTGGGATAATATCCTCAGCAGTTTCAGTAACTGTATCGTCAAATGTCGTGAATGTGATCAACTCACCATTGCGTTCTCTGAGGCTCATGTTTGCCGCAATCACAAGTAGAATAGCTAGTGGATCAAACACAAAGATAAGCAGGATGATGATTAAACGAACTGCCTTATCAATTACATCCTGTCCAGTTTCACCATAAATGGCTTCGGCAACATATTTGATTGGACCAACTTCTAACTCAATATCAAGTTTCTGCTTTTGGAGCGGAAGTAATTCCTGCTGTATTTTCTCAATGGATTGAATGCTTGATTGTATCTGATTATTGAGGGTTGTTCGTTCTTCTGCTTGGCTTTTTCTGACTGCGAGCGCACCCTCATCTCCTCTGATTCTGTCATAGTCGATAAGCGTTTGGACTGTCTGGTCGAGTTGTGCAAGAACAGTTTCTCCATCGGTGATAGTTCTTCGTTCGTTTGCAATTTGTCTCTCCAACTGCGAAACTCTGAGTTCATTATCCCCTCCAACTGAAATAGTGTGTTCTAAATGCGCTCTTGATAAAAATCCAAAGATACCAAGAGAAGTGATCAATGACAAAACAACAACTGCGATGCTGAAGTAGGTTTTCAATACAAGTGCAGCTTTATCCCAATAACGATAAACCCATGAAGCTGTAACAAGTTTAGCAATCTCCAGCACCACACCCATCGCCAAGATAGACATAGCGGCGGCAGGGAAAATTGACATGAGACCGACAATCGAGAAATAACCTGCGACTGCTGATACTGCAAGTGCTGAGAATAGAAGTAATACTATAAATCCCATTTTTTCTTATACCTCACCGATTGATTTTTGCAAGGTATGTTAATCTCATTAAAATTTCTCACCAAACTTTTCCATAAATCTAAAGGTAGAACTTCTTTTTTTTCCATAAGTTCATTGTATAAATCTGTTTCCTGGTCATAACTATAATCTTCAAGATTCCATTTCATATACATGTTTCCAAAAGGCTGATCGTCAGGGCTTCCAAGGTTGAGTCCTAAGAGATACTCATTTATAATATCAAATGGCAAGATATAATCAACAGTTTCTAAATCTATAGAATTTAATATTGGTGCACCATGAAATGTTGGGTGATAATTTTTTTCTTGTCCACTTTTGGCACGTTCAAGAGGATCGCGAAGGGTTAAAATTTTTGGTCCAACGTTGTTCAAAAAACTATTGTGATTATTAAAACTGCTCATATCTTCAGCTGAATGCCAATGGTGAGTAGATAAAGGTTTTCTCAAAAGTTCAATAAAATACTTATCATTTGGTTCATCATAACTTCTGATAATAATATCTTTTTCTGATTCTTCAATAGTATCAAAATCATACAAATATCTTACACGCCATGCTGGCCATACCATCTCACGATAGTAACCACACAAAAAATCAACAATACTTCTTGAACCAGAACGACCAAAAGTTCCTATAGAAAAAGTATCAGTTTTTACATGATCAATCAACTGTTCCATTTGGGTTCCATTCTAATGGTTCGAAGTCTGCGAGCGGTTCTTTGTTCAATCTTATATTTAACATAGAGTTGAGGCATTTTGGATCTTTACGTTGCTGCCATTGCAATAAAAACTCTTGCATCTTAGCATGAGATTTCTTCTCAAACTCAGCAATAGTTTCTTTCTTCAATTCACCTTCATATTGCAGCACATACTTAGATGAGCCATAATACTTTTCATACAGTTTCTGCGGCTTCCCCGAATAGCCAATATAATAAGAGCCATCGGGGAAGTAGGTGCAGTAAACTCGGTGAACCTGTTTTTCTTTAGGTTTCCGTTTTTTAGTCATACACTATTTATTCGGAAACAGCAAACCCCTCTTTCACTAATGTTTCATTCAATGAGACCCAATCCTTCACCTTCACACTATCGTTTGCTTTATATTCGAAAAACAATTCAGCTTGCATTGTGCTAGATTTCACTTTATCATTTTTGAATGTTTTGATGCGGCATTTAGAATCTTCTTTGATTCTTGTCTTACAGTAATTCAATGCCATCTGACCATTACGTTTCTCAGTTTCATCTTTTGTATTGATTTCTGGTGTGATCAAACCCTGCAATTTTACACGCTGATCACGCAAAACTACACCGAATCCTAAGTCGATATCAACATCACATGTATCCCCAGAAACCCAATATGTAACAGTTGCGTTATACTCATACATCGTATTCCTCCCCATAATCGAGTTCGAGTTCTTCCTCGATATCTAACTCGTCGCCACAAAATGGGCAGTGAGTTACAGGATAAAAATTATCATCCATTTCATGCTCAATATAAAATAGTGCATCGCATGATGAACATTCACATCTTTGTGTTTTATTTGGTTTAGCCATAATTGTTTCCTTTATGCGGCTGAACCCCAGACATCGCCCCAGTCACCTTCTAATGCACCACGTGCATAGTCAGTTGCTCGGTTCTCGAAGAAGTTAGTGTGTGTCGGAGCATTAATCATCTCTTCCACCCACGGCAATGGGTTCTTTTTGACTTTGAAAATACCTTTAAGACCGAGACTGATCAGTCGGCGGTCACAAATGTATCTGATATATTTCTTAACTTCGTCTGATGTTAAGTTATCCATCTCACCCATAGCAAATGCGAGGTCAATAAACTTGTCCTCGAGTTCTACCATTTTCTCGGCGATACTATAGATCTTTCCTTTGAGGTCGTCACTCCAGATCTCAAGGTTTTCCTCAACATATGTGCGGAACAATTTAATCATAGACTCAGCGTGTTGTGTTTCATCAACGATTGACCAAGTAACGATTTGCCCCATGCCTTTCATCTTACCGTGGCGTGGGAAGTTCAGCAACATAATGAACGAGGAGAACAGCTGCATACCTTCAGTGAAAGCAGAGAAGGCAGCGATATTCGTTGCTACAGTTTTCTTATCCTGATCAGCATTAGACATTTCCATGAAATATTCATGCTTGTCTTTCATAGCTTCGTATTCTAGGAACTCGCTATATGTTGACTCAGGCATACCCAGCGTCTCAATCAGATGAGAGTATGCGGCAACATGCAGTGCTTCACGAGCAGCAAAGCCAGCCAGCATCATACGAACTTCAGGTTGTGGGAAGTGTGGCAAATAGTTTGTTACATAACCGCCAGCAACATCAATGTCGCCTTGGGTAAAGAAGCGGAAGATATTTGTAAGGAATGATTTCTCATGGTCTTTTAATTTGTTCTTCCAATCTTTAACATCTTCAGCCATAGGAACTTCAGTATGCAGCCAATGAGATTGCTCATGCTTCAACCAAGCATCATATGCCCATGGATAGTTAAAAGGTTTAAAGAAGTCACGAGTTTCTTGTAGATTTTGTTTTTTAGCCATTTGTTTTCCTATACAATGCACCATATGCCATAGTTGTCATATGGTTTCGATTTTCTGTTTCTCTTAATAATTCAAAATGATCTACCAACTCTAGACCATCAGCATTAAATGTGTTTATGTTTGTCGCAAACTTACATTCTATCATAAACATATAACCGCCAGCAGTCAAGAAGTTTTTTGCGGTTGGATATATTTTTTTATGTAATCTCCATTTAGGGTCTACAGTCAATAGTTCATCAGCTAACCCAGAATAAACATAAACCTGATGTTCGAACCACGGAGGATTACAAACAATCAAATCAAAATCTAATTCTGAAATATTGTCAAACCCATCAGAAATATGTTTCGTAATATATTCATCATCTGGTAATGCAGCAGCATTTATATCGCTGACATGCAACTCATCACAAAAATCAGTTTCATAAAGTTTTTTACCCATATATGCTGGACCAGCACAAAGTTCTAAAACCTTTTTGGGCTTCGTAATAGTTTTTTTCAGGTAGTTGTAAACCAAATCATCGATGACACTACCACCACCATCTCTATTCTGCACCGAATGTTTCGTCCCATTCAGCTAAAGACTGCGATAACGAAATTAGGTCATCGTAACCACCGATGTGCTTATCACCAGCATAAATTTGGGGAACTCTACCAGTTGGTTGATGTTCTTCTACGTATTCGATCTCAAACCCAGTTAAAAATTCTTTCGCCTGTTGGCAATAAGTGCAATCATCTCTTGATAAAATTCTAACAACCATTAGTTTTTCCCCTTGTCTACTTTATCTATATTCTCAAATGCCCACTGGCGTTCTTTACACCATGAACAGTAACCACATCTACCCTCGTTGCGCTCAGTGCAACTATGAGTGATATCCATTAACTCATCGGCAATTCCTAAATCAAACGCCATCTGAACAATAACTTCTTTCGTATAGGCTGAGAAAGGTTGCCTAACGATTTTCTCGAAAGGAGTTCCCTCAGTAAATACACGACCATGATCGGGATTCATGCCATCGTAATACTTATTTACTGCAGAATATACTACATCTGCATGACCGCCTTCAAATATTTCAATAACTCCGCTTTTAACATGATCAGAGGGATTTTCTGATTCGATGCTACCAACTATATTAGTTTCACCTTCATAACCCGACCACTTTAAAACATTATTTGCATGAGCAACTGCTCCGTCTTCTTTCGGAATTGTGTAGGGGCGACAGCTTTGCCGACGTTTCTTACACTCATTATAAACTATGTGCCATAAAACAGCACTATCCCAGCCACCTGATACGCAAACTGCTATTCGTTTGCCTTCAGGAATATCAGCCTTCACAAGCGATACATTCTTCATCATTTACCAACGCACTCATATCAATTTCGTTCATCACTTGGCGTTCAATACGCTTAGAAATTTTGTCAGCTTTACCCAGCTTCTCAGAGCGGCAATAGTAAAGTGTTTTCAGTCCTTGTTTCCAAGCAAGATAATGTATAGCATGAAGATATTTGATGTTCACGTCAGGACGGAAAAATAAGTTCAACGATTGTGCCTGATCAATAAACACTTGACGATCGGCAGCATGTTCAATTACCCAACGCTGATCAATTTCCATAGATGTTTTAAATACATCCTTTTCAATATCTGATAGGAATTTCAAATGCTGGACTGAACCATCGTTGGCTATGATTGACGACCAAATTTCGTCATAATCCAACTTTTTATCTTCTTCACATTTTGCTTTAATGACAGAATCGAGATGCTTATTCTTGTTGAGATAAGCTCCCGATAAAGTGTCCTGTCTATAGGCATTCGCTCTAAAAGGTTCAATAGAAGGGCTAGTGTTTCCCATAATAATAGAGGAGGAAGCATTAGGAGCGATAGCCATAACGTGGCTAAATCTCTTGCCTGTTCCTTTAGCGTCTGGGGCTTCTCCTCTGGCTTTACCGATCTCCAAATTCGCTTCATCTAATTTACTCCTGATCAATCTAAACATGCGCATATTCGTGCCTTTAGCAACTGCGCTTTCCCAAGCAATACCTTTTTTCTGTAGATATGCATGAAATCCTAAAGCACCAATACCGATAGAGCGTTCACGTGTTGCTGAAAACTTAGCACGAGCAACACTATCAGGTGCGTTGTCAATAAAGAACTGTAGAACATTGTCAAGCATTTCTGCCATGTCTTTTAGGAACATTGGATCTTTTGACCAAGCGTCATAGTTCTCTAGATTCACTGACGATAAGCAACAAACTGCAGTGCGCTGTTCGTTTGTAGGTAAGATAATCTCAGAGCAAAGATTAGACTGATGAATTTTCAGACCCAACTTCTTTTGAAACTCTGGCATCATACGATTGCTTGTATCAATGTAATGAATGTATGGTTCACCAGTTTCCATACGCAACTCTAAAATCTTTTGCCATAATGCTCTGGCTGATACTGTCTCACGAATCTCACCTGAATGAGGATCGCAAAGATTCCAGCCATCATCAGCATCTGTGTCTTGCATACAGCGTTCAATAATTTCCATAAAGCGGTCACTAATATTGATACCGTGGTGCAAGTTCAATGCACGCATATTCTGATCGCCAGTAGGTTTACGCATCTCAAGGAACATCATAATGTCAGGATGTGAGATATCGAGGTATGCGGCATATGAACCACGGCGAGTTTTGCCTTGACGATAAGCGAGGGATGATGCATCATATGTTTTCAAGTGAGGCATAACACCTGTAGATTTATCGTCAGCTGAACGAATACCAAAGCCAATACCAACACCACCGCCCAGCATCGAGAGCCAAGCTGTTTCAGAAAAGTTTTGAACCAAACCATCAGCTGTGTCTTCAATGTAGTTAAGGAAACAAGAGATAGGCATGCCACGCTTAGAGCGACCATACGAGAGGATAGGCGTAGAGTATGACAGCCAATGTTTCGATGAATAGTCATAAAGACGTTGAGCATGTTCAGGATTAGAGGCAAACGAACTACTCACATAAGCAAAACGCTCTTGTGGTGTTGTTTCTTCCTCGCGCATATAGCTTTCTTTCAGTCGCTGGATACCCAATTTGTCAAATAGTTCGTCGCGGGATTCATCAATTTGAATTCCCATATATTCTCGTTTTGCCATTATTTCTTCTCATATACTGTAGGGGTTGGTTTGCCAGCTTCTGGCTTATAGATCTTAATGCCTTCTGGGGAGTATTCCCATTCTCGATTTTCTGGATCACGCTCGATCTCGCTGAGATCTTTTTCTTTTTCGGGCATCAATTTCTCCTGAGGGTTTTCTATTTAGCTAATCTCATAATTATACTCACTAAGAATATTACTTGTCTCAGTGAAAGTGTTATCGTATATTACTAATTTTTTAGAATGTCCAATTTAATTTTTCCATAGCTTCATACACTTCATCATACGAAGCACCATAGACATATGTCTGTAGGCAAGTTCTAGAATGGTTATTTACAACTCGATGATAATGCTCAATACGCAATAATCCTGTTCTGTAGTTATGGGTGGTGATATTACCTTCTTTATCAAACACCTGCACGTCGCCAGATTCTTCGGGTGTAATACCTTCTTCAGATGGAACAATAAAATTTAGAGTTACAGATGGACATCCGTTAAAAAACATCATTAAAAATTCACCAAAGTTTGCGGCATTCTTATCAGACAACTTTAATCCCATAATTTCAGATTCAGGTTGTTGTGCGAAAAATGCCTCAATATTTTCTTTAGTGTTTGGTGTGTGCTTATCCACATACTCTATCATCAGAGAAATCATATCATCCTCATATCTATCGCCTGTTGAGTGTTTTAAGCAATACCTAAACATTTCTTTCATTCTTATGGTCGCGGTATATAATGCTTTCGGGTCACCCTCTACAAGTTCTTCGTCTGACAGCAGCATTTCTTTAAACAATAATTTTTCTTCCGAGCGCATGTTCAGATTTTTTACGACTTCTCTAAAACCAGCAACAGCTACAGTTTGTAGATTAGAAAAACTGTTAGAATTATTTGTATTTTCTATTCTTTGAATATGATCTAACACATTAAATTCTTTGTTATCGGCTTCACCCTTTAATTCATAGTCATCAACATATCTTGGAATCATTAATCCTTCCCACTTATCACTGTGAAAAGGAAAAACTTCACCATTTGTTCCATCACTGAATTGAGAATACTCACCGCCTTTAAACTTATCCATGTTTCTAGGCGCGACAAGATAATTATCAGTAATTTCGATACCAGGAAGTATTGGGGATAATGCGTCTCTAATTTTTTTCTGAATACGCATTGTGTAGGGAAAATGGTGTGGCCAATTACTTGCTTTGAATGTAGAAAAATAACCCTTCATATTATCATGCGCTTCATCAATCGGCTCTTCATGTGCCTGCTGGACCATCGAATCAAGATATTTGAAGCTGATCAACTCTTGCCTGAGTTTCTCGTGATCATAATCTTTAATAGTAAATTTATGAAAGGGTGGATAATTTTTTTGTGGCATTATTCTTCTAATGCCTTTATAATATCAGGGAAATGAACGCGAATGATTTCCCAGCACTTATCAGCAATCAAAGCATGCTCTTTCTGTGTGCCATTACCGCGACGAAGATCGCAATAGTGAATCCAGCTGCGTAGTGAGCCAGCCATATACAGCGTCGATTGCGTCAGTCCTTCAGGTAGTAACGCACGTGCTTGTTCTTTAGCGATACCTTTATCCAGCGCAGAATTATAAACAAGTTCTGCTGTTTTTTGAACATGCTTTTGTTGCATCTGCCACCATTCATTTAAATCACGATCATCTGTAACTACTGAGTTCTGGCGATTTTTCGTATCTTGTAAACGAGCCTCGCGAGTTTCAAACTCAGTTGCTACAGCATAACGCTGACTAAATTCCTGAAACGAGAACGAGCGGTGACGTAGAATCTGACGAGCAATGTCACGAGTCGTTTTGATTTCAAGTGTCATATGAACCATCTCAAATGGAGACCAATGATTTTCTTTGATTAGATAACGCAATAAACGTGGAGCAGTTTCAAGATTACTTTGATTGGCAGGATTACTTACACGAGCGGTGTAGGCAATCAAGTCTGCAGCTGTATTACAATCTGTAATTGCTGATGGCTTACTAAGGGCAATGAGGTTTACTTCGCTCATATTTTTCTCCATAATGAATATTTTGCTTTCGCGGAAAGACCACGATAAGTGTTCTCACTTATTAATTTATACGCATCAACCCCATCATTTTGCATGTCATTGATATCTTTACCCTCAACACTATCTGGCCAGATAACTACATTATAATCCATGTTTATATATTTGCTGATCAGCTTACAGACCTCTCTGTTACGAGGTTGATTATCAAATACGATGGTGGTAGTTTCCTTGTTCAACCCCAACTCTTCAATCTTGTTGAAAGAGGTGCCAGCACAAGCGATAGAGTTGGGGATGAATAAACTGTCAAGTGGACCTTCAACTACGATAACTGGCATGTTCTTATCAATAGCGTCAAGTCCGAAGACAGTAGGAGCATCTTCGTCAACTTTGACGAGGATATATCTGAGAGTTTCTCCGCGCATCGCCCTAAGAGATACTGCGGTCAACTTACCATTCTCATCGATAAATGGGATAGCAAGTCGAGGCTCTGTTGTTTTGATACTTTCTTTATATTTTTCATTCAATTGAACAATATCTTTTACATTATCAACATAGTATAATCTGTTCAATGACTCTTTCGGCAGACCACGGGATAGCGCATATTCTACAGCTTCATGGTCATATGGGAGAGTAGATAACCGATCCATCAACTGATCAATGATTGACTTTTCGGGGAACTGAGGAGTGAAATCTATCACTGATTCTGGTTTGGAATGCCCCTTGCCACGTCCAGTTTCGCCGTCAGCGTATCGCTCTAACACATATTGCTTATATAAGAGGCTATCTATCTCTTTAAGAAGTTTACCAAATGAGCCAGACCATTGACAGTTGTGACACTTGTAGAGCAGGTCATTATTTTTCTTGAACAAATACCCACGCATCTTACGTTTATTTTTCTGGGAATCGCCACAAATTGGACATCTCACATTGAACAAATAGTCATTCTTCCGCTTGAATAACTCGAAGCGATGAGAAGCCATGTTCAGGTATTTTACATCAATATAAAGGCTCATAAGAAATGTAGATAACTCCCGATAATATATTTTGGATTGCCGATTGGTTTATCACCTTTATGTGGGTGAGTCCAAAGCGGCGGGAACATTATTAACTTACCTGATTCTCTATCAATAGTCAAGTTATTTTTTGTAAAAGTTGTTCCACCACCATCTCCGTCATTCAAATAAGCGAAGAAAACGAGAAACCTTTTCGAAGACTCGATATTCGTTGCATCAATATGCTCTTTGAATTCACCCTTATCAGCCTCGTATTTTTTCATACGGAACTGTTCCCATGCGTAATTTTCTGGGAATAGTGTTATATTGTAATGCTTTTTGTATGCGCTGATAGCTTTGGTAAAGATAGAACCAAGGAGGTTTATCTCCTCTTCCCAACCAGCGTCATTAAGGTTGACTTCTGTAAAGTCCATGATGCTATTCTTTCGGATATCTTTGAGAGACTCCGCTTCGAACTTGTCGATTAGGTGTTTACAGTAGTCTTTAGGGATTACATTTGGGTATTGAGCGATATACATATGCTCATTATGCTATAAAAGTATCAAAATGTCAAGAGAAAATTTGAGAAATCCAGTCAAAAGCACCAACAAAGAAGCCAAATGCCGCAGCCATACCAGCTACAAGGTATTGTTTTTTCTCTAAATTGTTGATGCGTTCTTCTAATTCAGCCTGTTCACGGCGAACATCCTTTTCACGGGAAATCATCATATCTTTTAACTCTTCGATTGAATGCATAATTTTTATAACATTGGCATTCATTTCTTGAGCCATCTCTTTGTTCCCTGTCGTTATTCGCGAATGAAGTTGTTTTAGATTTTCATCATTTTCCATACGGCGTTTTTCGATGAGGTGAAAGAGGTCTTCAGTATCTTCAGCGTTTGCAGCAATCTTTTGTTCATGAACAGCGAGCATTTGTGTGATGCTATTAGAGATATCTGTCATACGATCGATAGT